GGGTTGGCGTACAGGTCCCACTGCCATGCCTCGCCACGGAAGATGTTGAGGTCGATGGGACTCCACGTGTTGACGACACCGGTGCCGCTGTATTGGCGCATGGCCTCGCCGTATGCGCCGATCATCCACGGGTTGGCCTGATAGCCGGTCGGGCTCATGTTGGCGTACTGGGCGATCCACAAACCGTATCGGTCGCGGATGTCCTGCGGGATGGTGCCGGCGACCGGGCCGGTGTACAGCAATGGGCGCACACCGCCCGAGAGCCGTTCACACTCAGCCATGAACCGGCGCACCCAGTCCCAGTCGCCCCATGCGGGGTTGTCGTCCATCTCCCAGTCAAGGGCGACGATGCCGTGACGCCAATAGTTCAACGTGTTGGCGTAGAAGAACCGGGCCTCGGCCTCGGGGTTGCCGCCCATGGCGTAATGGTAGAGGCCGAACCGTTTGCCGGACGCCTGCGCCTGGGCGATCATGCGGTTGGCGTCGGTGTTGACGCCGGAGGCCAGGCAGATGTTGTTGACCTGTCCGGTGCCCCATGTGGTGCCGACCACCACGAAGTCCGCCTGCGTGCCGGCGATGTCGATGCCGCACTGCCAGTTGGACGCGTCGATGCCCTGCATGTCCGCGTGCGCGGTCGCAGGGAGCGTCAGCATGCACACGGCGGCGACGAGCGCCGTGACTTTGGCGAGCAGCCGCTTATACCATGGTTTCGGCTTGCTTTTGTTTTTGAACTTGCCCAAATTCGTTTTCCTTCCTGTGTGTTGGGTGGGCATGAAATAGCCCCCGTCGGGGTCGGCGGGGGCTAAGCCTGTGGTTTTCTCGGGGCTATCGGCGCGTCCTGTATGTCCTGATTGACTTGGGTGCCGTGCCCGTTGCCACCAAGCGCGTGGTAGGTGGCGTAGACGCCTTCGGCGCGGGTTTTGAGGTCGTTGTCGGCGATACCGCCCGCGTCGACCATCTCACGCTGCATCTGCTCCAATTTGCACAGGAGCATGGTTTTCACCCCATCCTGCAGTGGGTCGAGACGCTGGTCGAGCTGGGTCAGGCTCGCGTCCACCTGATCGAGCCTTTTCGACAGGGCCGGGTCCGGTTTGCCCAATTGGTCGATGCGGCGCAGTATCCATCCGGCGACCGTGCCGCCGCACGTGGTGATCACGGAGACCAGGATCGTTGCCCATACGGGTATCGTTCCGGTCATCAAGTCATGGCCTTCTTTCCTTTCATCAGTTGGCGTTCAAGGGCATGGTCGAGCCGTCGAACCACGGGAACCGGGGGAGGAGCCGTTGTACGGTCGGCCAATCGTCGCCCTCGTACACGGCCATGGCCTCCAACAGGAGGCTGCCACTGCCTTGGCAGTAGACGCTGCGGTTGTTGTCCACATTGATCTTCGACGCCTGCCATGTGGAGCCCGAGTCGGTCGTGCCCGAGGCGAGCGGCGTGCCGGACTCCAGACTCACGCGCAGCCCGCTGGTGGCCGTGTAGGCGACGACCACGACACGGCCCAGTCTCATCAATTCACGCCAGCTATCCCAGTCGATTATCGACCAGCTATTGTTGCCGGTATTCGTGTAGCGGAAGTGCCCGTCGATGTGCTCGACATTCACGCCACTGCCGGCGGACCACGTGCTTAAGTTCCTGCGGCATGAGGGGTCGGTGTACAGGTTGGTGATGTAGCTCATGCCGCCACCCCCAAGAGGGTCAGGCGAGCGGCATCGTATTCCCGGTGAAATATCCGATGCCGTCGAGCAGGGTCTTGTTCGCCTGATACTCGGCATCCGTGCAGATGAGAATATGCGTCACGGTGACGGTCGGATTGCCGGACCTGACGGAATAATACATTGACATCGGACCGGCAACGGTGGCGGTCAACGCGTAGCTGACATGCTGGCTTGCCATGATGTCGCCATACGCTCTCATCGAGATAGTGCCGCCGGTGACGTTCACGTAGGCTCTGACCCAATATTTCACCCCTGGCTTGTTCGGAATGGTCGTGATATCCACCCACTTGTCGGCTTTCAGGGCGATGGTCGAGGATGGGCACGTGCATAGGTTCGTGACCATCATCGGGCATCACCCGCCCGACGGACGCTCCTATGCGAGCGGCATGGTGTCTCCCGTGAAGAAGCCCGGAAGCCCCCCCAACGGCAATGTCATACGTGTCGGCGCGTTCGATGAGCACATTCGATACCGCCACGTCACGGATTCCGTTTGGATTTACCTCGAATCGAAACCCGTGGGAGGTGACCGTGAATCTGTGCAAGACATCCGATATCCCCCGTTTGAATCTTTGGGAACCCAACATATTATTAATTCCGGGCTTATCAGTTGTCTGAATGATCATCATGCCCGCGACGTTATCTTCGCTGGCATCCACTCTCATCAACAAGACGAGCGGAACGTTGAATGGAACCGCAACGTTGAAGCCATATCCGCCATTGGCTCCCGTGACGTGCAACGCATTATCACGGACCGTCCCATTCGCGCCACCCCAATGGGAGAGGCCGGTAAGCGGTCCGGCAAAAACAGGATTGGGGAAAAGATTAATCCTCTGCATGATCCTCCTCGTCGAGACTGTCGAGCACATCCTTCGGGATCAGTTTCATGGCCGCCGCGAGTTGGCTGGACAGGATCGCGACTTGCTTGTTGAGTGTGCCGATCTGTTGCGATAGCTGGTCGATGACGGTGTTCGCGTCGGCTGGAATCTGAGTCAAAATAAGTCTCCTTTTTAATGCGAAACCCCCACAATCCGCATGGATTGCAGGGGCTGAAAAATGGGTGAAAAGCAGGGGGTTAGTCTGCGGCGGTCATCGTGTCGATTCGGGTCACGGCCTTAAGCTCGTCCAAGGTGAGGGTGCGTCCGAGATTCGTCTTAACATCCGTCACTTTGACGGATGTGCCGGAATCGTCGAACGTGGCGAGCACGCCACGCTGGTAGTCGCGCCACGATTCGGCGGTGCCGTCAGTGCTGGAAAACTCCAATCCCAATCGGCACAGTTCGGCTCGCAGGCTTTCCTTCGGCGGACGCAGGTCGAGCACGCCATCCGTCGCCGGTCGTGCGCCGGGTTGCGGGACGTCAGATGCTGTCATGATTACTCCTTTGCTGTTGTGTTTTGTTTCCCTTTTTTCGCCGGTCATCCCGGCGGAGTCGATGCGCGTGGCCGTCCACGGCCCGCGTCAACGCCGACGGTCGGTCAGATAATCGATCGACCGTCGGCGGAACCGGTCGCGCGTCACGGCGATGCGGTCGGCCACGCCGGCCAGCGTGGCGGCGAGCCGACCGTCCGCATCCTCCATGACGGGCATCGCGTCCAATCCGAGCAGGCGACGGGTCTCCTCGCGACCGTCCGGCGACAACGCGCCTGACGCCGTGAGCACGGGATGCAACGCGGCCATGCGCGTCTGCTGACGGTCCGCCAACTCGTCGCGCTCCACCTGCTCGTAGGCGCTGGTCCAAGCGTTGCGTCCGGTGGCCGGGTCGATGACGCCCGGGTCTGACCTGTTCGACCGGACCCGTATGATCGCCGCGACCGCTTCCATGTCCGTGTCGCAGCCGAGGAGCTCGCCCCACGAGGCGATCGCGTCCAACGGGATGAGATGACCCGTCCCGTCGTCACCGGTCACGGCCAACACGTCGCCGTAGATGTTCGTTCCCACCACGCCTCCTACTGTTTGGCCAGGATGGCGAGCAGCTGAGTGCCGTATGGGATATTGACGCCGTTGCCGACGCCACGCGCCCACAGTCCGCAGCCGCTCGCCGAATCATTGTTCGAACCGACCATGACCGACCCCATTGCGTCGGCGGAGACATGCGCATGGTATAAGCCGTATTTGGCCGGGGAGGCATACGTGTACGTCTGCGTCATCCACCCTTCGCCGCTCATTATCCCGTTACGAAAATAGGCCGTCCGGAACGTTCCGCGCCCCTCGCCAAACAGGCCGAGGAACCCGCCGAGGTACAGATACCCGGAGTTGATGTCCGCACTTACGCCGACGCTACCGTTCGGATCTGCCGCCGAGAGTTCGGCGGATGTATGGTATTTGGACGTCGGGTCGGCCTCCAATACCAGTTGCGCTTTACCGCTCTTGCTGCCTTTGGAATAATCACGGTACGCGGCTAGGAAGGCTTCGCCGGTTTTGGTGGCGTTGTCCGCCTCCTTGTATTCGCCCAAACGCATGAACGACCCCGGATCGGTGTCGCTCAACCGGCCTCCGTTGATTACGATGGCGGAGACCTCGCCTTTATAGTTGGTCCGGGATTCCGACGCGATGTAGGCGTCGCGCCCGTCGCGCCCGTGCTCGAATTCGATGCCTGAGCCCTCGATCTGGTCACCGGTGCTGACAGTAAACTGTCGGAACGTCGGTGAGATTCTGATTCGACGGCCGGTGAGGCTCGTCTGGAACGTGCCGGTCAGCAGGTTCGACCTGCCCTCGCCGTCGAGATAGACGGTTCGATTATGGCTGGAATCCCACATTTGCAATGCGTTCGAATTGAGCTTAACGCCAGTGTTCGCCGCCTCGCTGGACTGAAATATCGCGCCGGTGAACACGTAGCCGTGGAACTGGCCCGCCGCGATCTTGTCCGTCGTGATGCTGCCCGCCGCAATCTTCACCGCAGTGACGGAGTTCGCGGCCAACTTGTCGACGGTTATCGCACCGGACACGATCTTCGACGCATTGACCGAATTGGCAGCCAATTTGTCGGCGTTCACGCTGTTGGTGGCGAGCTTGTCCGTCGTGACCGCGCCGGACACGATGTCGCCCGCCTGAATCTTATGGACATTCAGGAGCGCCACGGTCATGTCCTCCGTCACGCGGAGTTTCGCGGTCGTGACCGAGTTCGCGGCCAGCTTGTCGGTCGTGATGGCGAGCGAGACGATGTTGCGCGCCTGCACAGAGTCAGCGGCGAGTTTCGCGGCGGTCACCGCGTCGGAAACCAGCTTCTCAGTGGTCACGCTGTTAGCGGC